CTTACATCTTCGTTAAGGTATTAAAGAAAATACCACAGGATGGGACCCATAACCAACACGCGCCAGTCAAGAAATTGGCTGAGAGTATGAAGGCGAAAGGGCAAACACATGTCTGGTCGGTTGATTTGAGTTCAGCAACGGATAGGCTACATATGCGTATTCAGGGTCTACTGCTGGAAGCACTAACTAGTCCAGAGTTTGGGCAAGCGTGGTGTTGGTTGATCGCTGATCGCTACTTTGGAGTTCCGAAGATTTTCCGAAGAACATTCGGGGCTTCGTTTCCTCAGTATGTGAAATATGCGGTTGGCCAACCCATGGGAGCTTATTCTTCTTGGGCGATGTTAGCGCTAACGCATCATTGCATTATACAATTCGCAGCTAGTAAAGCTGGATGTACCTCCTGGTTTTCTGACTATGCAGTGCTCGGCGACGATGTCGTGATTGGGAATCACGCTGTCGCACGTGAGTATCTATCGGTTATGGATACACTAGGCGTTAGTATCAATAAGTCCAAATCCCTCGTATCGAAAAATCTTTCGATGGAATTTGCTAAGCGTTTTTACTATAAAGGTCGAGACGTGACCCCGTTCCCTCTCGTTGGTCTATCGACCGGGTGGTTGGGATTGGGATTCGTTCCCGAGGTTATCAACAGTGTTGCTAATCTTAATGAGAAAGTGCCGACGCTGTATTCCATAGCGCGGTATTTAGGGTTTGGTTACAAAGCAGCGACCGCCCTCGCCTCGCGGCGATTACGGAAGCTGACTAGTCGCCAAGCTGCCCTGCTACTTGGTTTATCTTATCCTGGAGCACCGTATGGAGTGGGTACTCTCTTTTCTTGGTTTACCATGTCCGCTTTCGGGCGGTATGTTACACTTAAGACTGAGGGTTATCCAAATCTCTTTGCGGCTTTCCTGGGTCGGCTTCTATCAAAAGAAGCCGTGACGTATATGGCTCGCATCGGAGCCTGCCGAAAGTCAATTGACTTAGGTATAGTGTATGCGTCACCACCGAAAGGGAAGCCAAAGGCTTCTCCCGTGCTGGATACCCAGCTTCCGGATCGTTGTCGGTCTGTTTGGCCCGACTTCGACAGATGGTGGAAAGACCGCATCCAAGATCCCATTGTCGATCCATTTATCGCGCAGTGGGCCGAGATTTCCGAGAAAATCCAGAAAACCCGGGCTACTGGATACCGAGATGAGGCTTCCCTAGAGTCGATTCTCAAAATGTGGGAATCACTCGACCGGGCTCTCTCTGCATTTCCGACGTCGTACTTAAAGCGGAAGGACCATCAGGTCCTAACTCGCTTTCCGTTGCGAATACGGCTGTGGAGAAAAGTCCAGAAGGTGAACCACAAGTGGGTTTCGGGCTCTTAGGCTTTTCCGTAAGTATCCTTACTTTATGGACAAGCTTAAGGGTGGAATCCATGGTACCGTTAGAATCTAGCTTACGATAGATCCGATCCTCGTAGAAGAGTTAGTTACTCCCTACGTGTAGAGATCCAGTGTGCTCTTAATCTTCCTTTGGGTTGATTATTCACAACAAGTATTAGGATGCATCTTAAGCATTGCCGGT